CCGATGGACTAAAAGGAGATCAAGATGGTTTAAATGAATTTTACCGTCAGTTTCCTAGAACAGAAGAACACGCTTTCAGAGATGAAGCAAAAAACAGTATATTTAACTTAGTTAAGATATACGAACAGATAGATTACAATGAAGGCATTAGAAATAGCTCTGTAGTTAACACAGGTAATTTCCAATGGGTGAACGGAGTAAAAGATACAAAGGTAGTTTTTTATCCAGATCCAAAAGGTAGGTTCAACATTAGTTGGGTTCCACCAGTAAACCTTCAGAATAGAGTTATAATAAAGAACGGAGTTAAATACCCGGGTAATGAGCATGTTGGTGCTTTTGGGTGTGATAGCTACGATATTAGTGGAACAGTAGACGGTAAAGGATCTAAAGGCGCTTTACATGGTTTAACAAAGTTTTCAATGGAAGACGCTCCGCCAAATCACATGTTCTTAGAATACATTGCAAGACCACAAACCGCTGAAATATTTTTTGAAGACGTATTAATGGCTTTAGTATTTTATGGTATGCCATTGCTCGCTGAGAATAATAAACCTAGATTGCTTTATTATTTAAAGCGTAGAGGATATAGAGGTTTTAGTATGAATAGACCAGACAAAACATGGAACAAGTTGTCTGTGGCAGAAAAAGAAGTTGGTGGTATACCAAACTCTAGTGAAGACATAAAGCAAGCTCACGCTGCGGCAATAGAAATGTATATACAAGACCACGTAGGCCACAAAGGTGATGGTAATTACGGAAACGTATACTTTAACCAAACGCTGAACGAATGGAGTAGGTTTGATATAAATAAACGTACAAAGTTTGATGCTGCAATAAGTTCTGGTTTAGCTATAATGGCGTGCAATCGGCACTTATACAAACCTCACGCTGACATAAAAAAACCAGCACTAAACCTTAACATATCAAGATACACTAACACTGGTAACACATCAAAAATAATAAAATAAAAATATGGCAGAGTCTGTTATAAAAAATTATTTCCCAAGTCAAGTCGTTAGCGACGCAGAAAAAATAAGTTACGACTACGGCTTAAAAGTAGCTAAAGCTATAGAGTCAGAATGGTTTAACGACAACAGCGGAACTGACAGATATGAAAGTTATCAAAATGATTTTCATAGGTTAAGATTATACGCTAGAGGAGAACAGTCAATAAAGAAATACAAAGACGAGCTTTCTATAAACGGCGACTTATCATATTTAAACTTAGACTGGACGCCAGTGCCAATTATACCTAAGTTTGTAGACATTGTGGTTAACGGCATAGCAGAACGCGTGTACGATATTAAAGCGTATTCTCAAGATCCTAATGGCGTTGCTAAACGAACAGAGTATATGGAAAGTATACTTGGCGACATGGCAGCTAAAGAAATGAATGACTTCGCGGCTGAAGAGTTCGGCATGAACTTGTATGAAAACGATCCTGAAACTTTACCACAGACACAAGAAGAGCTAGAGCTTCACATGCAGCTAACTTACAAGCAAGCCGTAGAAATAGCTGAAGAGCAAGCTATAAAAGTTTTGATGGAAGGCAACAAGTACGATTTAATTAAAAAGCAATTTTTTTACGATCTAACTGTATTAGGTATTGGTGCGGTAAAAACTAGTTTTAACACGTCTGAAGGTGTAGTTATAGACTATGTTGACCCAGCCAACTTGGTTTACTCTTACACAGAGTCTCCTTACTTTGATGACATATATTATGTTGGTGAAGTTAAAACAATACCTATAAATGAATTAGCTAAACAATTTCCGCATTTAGAACAATCTGATCTAGAGGAAATAAACGAAACAAACTCAGCCCCTCAGACTAATAAGCATAGAGGTGGAGGTTATGAGAATCAAGACAACAACAAAGTTTCTGTACTATATTTTAATTATAAAACGTACATGAACGAGGTGTATAAAGTTAAAGAAACAGGTAGTGGAGCTAATAAAGTTATAGAAAAAGACGATAGATTTAACCCGCCTGAAGACGCTGAAAACTTCTCTAAATTACAAAGATCAATAGAGTGCTTGTACGAAGGCGCTATAGTTTTAGGCACGAACAAATTGCTTAAGTGGGAGATGTCAAAGAACATGATGAGACCTAAAAGTGATTTTACTAAAGTTAAAATGAACTACAGTATTGTAGCGCCTAGAATGTACAAAGGTAAAATAGAGTCTTTAGTTAAGCGCATTACGGGTTTTGCAGATATGATTCAGCTTACACATTTAAAGCTGCAGCAAGTAATGTCTAAAATGGTTCCAGATGGTGTTTATCTTGACGCTGATGGTTTAGCTGAAATAGACTTAGGTAATGGAACTAACTACAGCCCACAAGAAGCTTTAAACATGTTCTTTCAAACAGGTAGTGTTATTGGAAGAAGCTTTACTTCAGAAGGTGACATGAATCCAGGTAAAGTGCCTATTCAAGAAATAACTTCTGGATCTGGAGGCAACAAAATACAAGCGCTAATAGGTAATTATAACTATTACTTACAAATGATACGTGATACTACGGGTCTTAACGAAGCTAGAGATGGTAGCACGCCAGATGAAAGAGCTTTGGTTGGCGTTCAAAAAATGGCTGCAGCAAACTCAAATACTGCAACTAGGCATATATTAAATTCTGGTTTGTATTTAACAACTGAAGTAGCTGAAGCTTTGTCTTTAAGAATATCTGATATAATAGAGTATTCGCCTACAAAAGACGCTTTTATTCAAAGTATTGGAGTGCACAATGTAGCTACGCTAGAAGAAATGAGCAACCTACATTTGTATGACTTTGGTATATTTTTAGATTTAGCTCCAGACGAAGAAGAGCAAGCTAAGCTAGAAAATAACATACAACAAGCTTTAGCTCAGCAGACTATAGACTTAGAAGATGTTATTGATTTAAGAGAAATAAAGAACATTAAGCTAGCTAATCAACTTCTTAAAATACGTAGAAAGAAGAAGATGCAGAAAGACCAGCAAATACAACAACAAAACATTCAAGCGCAGTCTCAAGCTAATATACAACAACAACAAGCATCTGCTCAAATGGAAGTGCAAAAGCAACAGGCTCTTAAGCAAGCTGAAGCTCAGCTAGCTCAAATGCAAGCTCAACTCGACGCTCAAAAACTACAAGCAGAGTCTGTCATTAAAGAAAGACTTATGGCTCAAGAGTTTCAATATAACATGCAGCTTAGAGCTATGGATAATCAGACGCTGATGAATAGAGAAAAAGAAAAAGAAGATCGTAAAGATAATAGAACTAAGATCCAAGCTTCACAACAATCAGAGCTTATAGATCAAAGAAAGTCAGGTAAACCACCTAAAAACTTTGAGTCATCAGGTAATGATACTATTGGAAGTGGATTTAATTTAGGTGGTTACGATCCTAGATAAATTACTAATTTATATTTTATATTATGGAAGAAAACGAAAACGTAGTCGAAGAGACTACACAAGAACAGGCTGTAGAGACAGTTGATGAAACTAAATTTGAAAGCGCTGGCGATGACAGTGTTATTAAAGTAGATTTAAGCAAACCAATTGAAAATGAAGACCAAGAACAAACAGCAGAAGCTGCAGATGGCTCAGCTGACGACGCAGGAGTGGTTGGAAGCGATGAAAGTGCCGACGCCACACCGGAACAAGAAGAAGTACAGCCGGAAGCCGAAGCACAAGATGCAGTACTAGAAGAAATTACTGATGAAGAGCCGAACGAGGCTTTGAAAGAATTAGTTGACGAAGTAGACGAAGCTGTTGAAGAAGCTGAGGTTACTGGCAAACCGTTACCAGAAAACATTCAAAAGTTAGTTGACTTTATGAATGAAACTGGCGGTACACTAGAAGACTATGTTAATTTAAACAAAGATTACTCTGGTTTAGATAACTTAACTCTTTTAAGAGAATACTATAAGCAAACTAAACCACATTTAGACGCGGAAGAAATAGACTTCATGATGGAAGATCAGTTTTCTTTTGACGAAGAAATAGACGAGGATAGAGATATAAAAAGAAAGAAATTAGCTTTGAAAGAGCAAGTTGCTCAGGCAAAGAACCACTTGGAGAGTGTAAAATCCAACTACTATGATGAAATTAAAAATGGCTCAAGGTTGACAAAAGAACAACAAAAAGCTATTAATTTTTTCAATAGGTATAACAAGGAATCGGAAGAGTCCAATAAAGTAGCTGAAAAGCGACTTAATACTTTTAAGCAGAAGACTGATAATCTTTTTAACGACAAGTTCAAAGGTTTTGAATACAACGTCGGTGATAAAAAGTACAGGTTTAATGTTAAAAATAAAGAGTCGGTTAAAGAAACACAGAGTGACATTAACAACTTCATCAAAAAGTTTTTGAACGAAGACAATACAATCTCTGACGCTAAAGGTTATCACAAATCTTTATACACAGCTATGAACCCAGACGCTGTAGCACAGCATTTTTACGAGCAAGGCAAAGCTGACGCTCTAAAAGATAGTGTTGCTAAAGCTAAAAACGTTAGCATGAATCCTCGTCAAGAACACGGCGGAGAAGCTAATACTGGTGGATTAAAGTTTAAAGTTTTGGGCCAAAATTCTTCTGATTTTAAGTTTAAAATTAAAAACAGAAAATAATTTATTAACCCATTTAAAACTATAAAAAAATGGCAATTACAAGTGCAAACGGAATAGACGCAGCGCCTAGAAAACAGACGCTAAACTCTAATTACGTTGATTTTACAAGTTCAGCTACTGAAGGCTGGGCACAACAATACTTACCAGACTTAATGGAGCAAGAAGCTGAAGTCTATGGTAAAAGAACTATCGCAGGATTTTTAGCTCAAGTAGGTGCTGAAGAGCCTTCTGCTTCTGACCGAGTAGTTTGGTCTGAACAAGGTCGTCTACACTTAGCTTACACTGCTACTTACAATGACAACAACACAGACTATACTATCGTTAATGACGTAGATGGAAATGCAGTTGGTGCAAACCACGGTATTAGAGTAGGTGATATGGTTATCATGTCTGTAGCTGGTGCTACTGCTAAAGGTTATGTTTCTGCAATCGATCCAGATAGTGACAATGATGATCAAATTAGAGTTATCGCTTATGGAGCCGCAAACATGACTACAGCCTTAGGTTCTACTGCTACTACAGCAGGAGCTGTAAGAATCTTAGTTATTGGTTCTGAATTTGAAAAAGGAACTGACGGAAGATCAGCTGCTAACGCGCCAAAATTCAAGTCTCACTCAAACAAGCACATCATCATGAAGGACTTCTACGAAGTATCTGGATCTGATGCTGCTCAAGTTGGTTGGGTTGAAATTTCTGGTGAAGAAGGTCAAAGTGGTTACTTATGGTATTTAAAAGCCGCAGGTGATACTAGAGCTCGTTTCTCTGATTATTTAGAGATGACTATGCTAGAAGCAGAAAAAGCTGTTGACGGTGCTGGAGCAATTGGTGGTACTGATCAAAGTACTTCTGATGGTACTGAAGGTTTATTCGCTGCTATTGAAACAAGAGGTCACCAATCATCTGGTGTTACTGGTGTTAATGCTGCTACTGATTTAGCTGAGTTTGATCAAATTTTAGCTACATTCGACCAAAACGGTGCTATTGAAGAAAATATGTTATTTGTAGACAGAGGAACTTCTCTTGCTATAGATGATATGTTAGCTTCTATGAACTCTTATGGTGCTGGTGGTACTTCTTACGGTGTTTTTGACAACCAAGAAGATATGGCGTTAAATTTAGGTTTCTCTGGGTTCCGTAGAGGTTCTTACGACTTTTATAAGTCTGACTTCCGCTACTTGAACGACAAAGGAACTCGTGGAGCTCTTAATGATACTGTAAGCAACATTCGTGGAGTTGTAATTCCAGCGGGCGTATCTTCAGTATATGACGAGCAATTAGGAAAGAACCTTAAGCGTCCTTTCTTACACGTGCGTTACCGTCAGTCTGAAACTGAATCTAGAAAATACAAAACTTGGGTAACAGGTTCTGTAGGAGCTATGACTTCAGGAAAAGACGTTATGGAAGTACACTACTTATCTGAAAGATGTTTAGTGGTACAAGGTGCTAACAACTTCATGTTGTTAAACTAATCACATTATTATTAAGGTCGGGAGCTTCGGCTCTCGATCTTTTTTTTTTAATTATTATTATATTATATCATGGCAAAAAAACAAACAAAAAAAGCTGAAGTAGAACAGCCAGAAATAAAAGCTACAAATGAAATGCAAGAGGTTGTTATTAAGGAACCTGTTGTTGATAAAGAAAACAATAAAAAGAGTTGGGAGATAAAAGATAGAATGTACTATCTTAGAAATAACAAAACTCCACTAACTTATTTAATAAGAGGTAGTAATATTTTTTATTTTGATGAAGAGTTAGGCTACGAGCGTGAGTTAAAGTACACTTCCAATCAAAGAACTTGTTTTGTAGATGAAATGAAAGGAGAGCAACGACTTGAACACATTATATTTCAAAATGGTCAGTTGTTTGTTCCTAAAACAAAAACGGTATTACAAAAGCTTTTGAGCTTATACCACCCGCACAACGGAAAACTGTTTGAAGAACATAAACCAGTTGAAGTTGCTGCTCAGGAAATTGACATTTTAGAATTAGAAGTAGAAGCTTTAGTAGCTGCGAGATCTTTAGACATAGATATTGCTGAAGCGGTAATGCGTGTAGAATTAGGATCTAAGGTAACAGAGATGAGTTCTAAAGAGCTTAAAAGAGATTTGCTGTTATATGCTAAGAGAAACCCAGTTTTGTTC